GTTAAAGCCGCGCACGGGGTAGGAAAGTCTATCGGTTCGGCTGTATGTGTTTTGTGGTGGGTTTTTGCCGTTGACGGTCTGGCAATCACTACAGCCCCAACAGAGGATCAGGTTAAGCAAATCCTTTGGTCTGAGATACGGAAAATATATGACCGCAACAAAGAAAAGTTAGGCGGAACCCGTGGAGAGTTATTTGTCAGGAAATCCGAGACGGCACGGGCCTATGGTTTCACCGCTCGCAACTATGACACCAACTCATTCCAAGGTAAACACGCGGATAGGTTGCTACTCATAGCAGATGAAGCGGATGGCATCTCAGAAATTATTGACGATGGTTTTCAGTCATGCCTAACCGGATCGTCAAACAGAGGGTTAAGAATTGGCAACCCTCTGAATAAACAATCCCCATTCTCTAAGGCTTGCGATCGCACTAATATTACAATCCCTGCATGGAATCACCCCAATGTGGCTTGGGCATATCAACTTGAGGAAGTGATAGATCCGGCTGGTAAGTTAAGGTTAATCCATAGATTAAAACCATCGGTGGCAATTCAACTTTTAGACTCAAATGGATTAGTTAAAACTCAGGATAAATGGCCCCCCGAGTTTCCCCATGATGTCATCCCCGGCGCTATATCCCTGAAATGGATTGAAGAAGTCAGGCAAGACAAGGGTGAGTTTTCTGTGTTCTGGCAAGGTCGGGTAGAGGGTATTTTTCCAGAAGATATCATCGAGGGAATCATCCCTTCCACTTGGTTAAAAGCTGCAAGGGAACGCTACGACTTTAATCCTGAGTATTGGGATAGACGGGCTATTATTTCGCCTTGGAGACTTGGGGTTGATGTTGGGGATGGAGGGGATAGTCACGCCGTTGCATTATGGCGCGGTGATGTCCTTTATGAAGTAGTCTTATATCCCACTCAAGGGGATGAGTTAGACACAATTAGAATTGCTGATATTGTTGCTGAAAAGATTAGGAAACTAGGGGGTGCTTATTATGCTGCGGTTGATAAAACGGGCGTGGGTGCAGGGACGTTAGCACGATTAAAACAACAGGGGTATTTTGTCCGTGGTTGTGCTTTTGGAGAATCTGCTGAAAATAACCATGAGTTTTCAAACCGTAAGACCGAGCTATTCTGGAAACTTAGGGACGGGTTAAGGTTAGGGAAAATAGCGATCGCACCCCTCGGAGATATTGAGGATCAGGTATTCGAGGATCTATCATCACACCGTTACTCATTATCGGGAAAAGGTGGGGAAGATAGACAGATAGCTTGTGAGAGTAAGAAGCACGTCCGGGCTAGACTGAAACGTTCACCGGATGCAGGGGACTCGGTGATCATTGGATCATCTTGTCCCAATCCTACGTTTTCCGATGGGGTATCAGAACAGGATGTACTCAAGGAAAAAGTTAAGCAGCAGCAATTTAATCCAGAGGAGGTATCTGTTAAGAAGGTTAGAGAATTGTTTACTTAATGTTATAATAATTAATTATTGAAAAGATTATGTTTGACTCCGTTTTCTCTCCAAATAGTTCCGCAATATTCCGAGCTAAAACACCTGACTACGTTAAGCCAAAGTCGATTCAGATTAATCTGAATAGATTAGAGAGTGGTGGGGTTAATACTTTAACCGATGCCTTTAGTCGCGTGGTTTCTAAAGCATTAAAGGATTTAGACGGAGCGATTAGAACCAAGGACTCAAAGGCAATTGAAAACTATCAAGCCGTCTTAATTCCTGAGTTGACTAAATCAATTTATGGAATGTGGTTAGGGGGTTGGAACATCGGGCGGAAGCATGGAAACAATGAAATTAAGTCTCAACAGAAAAAGGGAACGGCTAATTTTGATGAGGATCTACTAGATACGGAATTAGCATCTATAGAGAATGTCCCTGCTCAGACTGCGATCGCTAATCGTTCAAAAACTCTGGCATCTGACATCTCGACAACTCAATGGGGGAAAATTAAGAATCATCTATTTGCAGCAATCCAACCCCAATCCGAAACAGGGGAACCGATAAACAGATCAGAACTTCTCAAGCGGATCAATTCAGAATTGGGTGATAAGGGTTTCAAGAATCGCGCTGAAAAGATAGCTCGCACTGAACTGACTTTTGCTTATAACGCCGGAAGGTTGCAGACCTATAAAGATTCGGGTTTAGTGTCTCATGTTGTTTTCCTGTCAATCATGGATGATCGCCGTTGTCAGGTGTGCGAAGACCGCCACGGGATGACTATTGATCTTAATGATATAGAGACTGTTTCAGCTAATACACCCCCGATGCACGTTATGTGTCGCTGTGTACTATCTCCCCGTTTGGCAGATCCCTCTAATCAAGATGAGCTAGACAAGGACAGCCAATCATCTAAAAAAAGAAAGTTATTTAATGCACCGCCCAAATGGTTAGCTGCGGGTATCTTGGCAGCGATTCTATTGTCACAGAAAAAGGCACGGGTTCCGGGGTCGGGTGTCGCTTCACCAGGAATTTCGATCCCATCTCCAGTCAGGGAGGCTGTTGAACGGGGACTTGTAGATGTTGCCCTTGCCTCTCAACTTCACCGGATAGCCAAAGCGACGGGAGAGGTGCAGACGGCAGAACAGATCCGTCAACGTCGCAAGAATCAGACTGAATCATTGCCGGGTCAAGGTGTGATTGAGATTCAACCCCGATTATTTTTAAATGGAGTTGAGTTAAACAGCGCCACGCCTGAAGAAATTAGAGAGGGATTAAAAGAATTTTTACCTAAAAAACAATTAGATGATTTAATCAATTATTTACAAGAGAATAAAGTTAGTTCTATTGATGATTTATTGGATGTCAAGGGGATATCTCGCAAAAGTAAAGCCTTTAAAACATTGCAGGGTTTAGCTGATAAAGATAAACTCAGGATTGAATTAGAAAAACTAACCAGTCCTTCGGAATTATGGTTAAAGAATTTGGGCTTTTCCCGTTCCGAATCCAAGGCAATTTTTGACGAATTAAAAGATAAACCTTCTAAGTCATGGAGTGATTTAAAACGTAGACTCAAAAAGCGTGGTATTTCTGATGACCGGATACAGAGAGCTATAGATAAAATTAAATCAATCGAAGCACAAGAAAAACGTCAGGTTGTGGGATTGGATGATTACGTCCCAATGATTCCCGATGATGTGACTTTAGACACTCCAGAGATTGCAGTTGGTAAAATTATCAAACAGAGGGAAATCGGGCTACAACAACGACGCGAAGCCTTACAAGAAATCAAGGATCTAGGAATTGAGTTAGCTAAAATTAGATCCGATGAGAGCAGATTTAATGTCCGTCTTCGTCGCATGAACAAACGGAATCCCAAGGAGTTCGTCTCACCTGAAGAAATTAGAATTAGAGAAGTTAGACAGGCTCGGATTCAAACAAAAATAGAACAAGCCCAAAAAAAAGCCAACGCCATCGGATTGCAACTTGAAAAAGCTAATCTGGCACTTAATCAATTAGATATCCCCAATCTCACACCCGCAGCCAAACTACGAAACCAAGCTGTTGAGAATCTAGGGAATGAAGGATCTAGTCTGTCCGATGCTACCAATAGCTTGAAGGCTCAAATATCTAACGAGATAGACAGCCAAATGTCTAAAGGTTTCATCCCTCCTAACAAGAAAATAGCGGGGCTAGAACAAGCAAATAACCGTGCTAAATTAATTATAGAACCCGTGTCTAATCTGATTGAAAAAACAAACCTAGAGGGTTTACAATCTAAATTAACTGAACTCCAATCCCACTATCAAAACCTATTAGATCCTCTTTACCCTGAGAACTTTTTTGGGCGTGATATTCAAAATGAATTGACATCACTTCGCGCCGAACTAAAAAGGGTTAAGGCCGAGATTGATAGTTCTGTTAGACTATTGAAAAGAACCGATCAAACCCTCACAGCTACAACCAATCAAACTGAATCAATCTTAGGGAGAATGGGTTATCTAAAGACCGGAGCGCAACTAGAAAAACAAGCTAAAGAACTTGAATCTCAGATATTAGATTGGGAAAATAGAGTTAAGAAAACTAAAAACTACGAGCAAACCTACGAGCCGTTTAGTCAGATAGAAAGACAACAACCGTTAGACAAGTTGACTCAGGATGCTATGGATATTAAAGCTCAAGTCCCTAAGTTCAAAAAGGAATTAGAGAGTAGGTTTAGACCTGGATTAGATAATGCCAAGTCCACTATTTCTGATATCGCTATACAGACTAAAAAACTTGAACAATTGCAGAAAGAAATTGATGGTATTCTAGCTGATACCTCTAAACTTCCCATAACCAAAACCCAAATCCCCGACTCTGACATAGGGACGTATAACGCGGCGGTCGAATTGCGCAAAATATCCCGTGAGATTGCAGAGGAAACTAAACGGTTAAAAGCGTTAGCTGGTGCTAGTCGGGTTAACCTTGATGAGTCTTTAAAGTCACAAAATAAAACCTATCAGCAATACGAAAAACAACGGTTTGGGGATGAACAGACTCCATCATGGGAAAAGAATCTATCCCCAATGGTTGAGTCTCGCATCAATCAAATTGAGGATGCTGTTAAAAAGTTGGAAGCCATAGGTCAGGATTGGAATATAGGGTTTTTAATTGATATCGGTCAAAAGATTGATGATGGTGTTGATGCCACGGGAAAAGCTCTCAAGGTTCGGCGGTGGTTTGATGCTAACGGGCTTTCACCTGAAGACTTAACCTTATTACCGCTTACTGGTAAAAAAGTGGGTTATGAAGCCATTAGACAGTTAGCTGACGAAACTTTAAGGCAGTACAGTATTGTCCAGTCCAGTATTAGAACACTCAAAAAAGATACCCAGTTTAAAGTATTTACTGAAAATGGATTAATTGAGGAAGGCGAGTTTTTAAAATGGGCAGAAGATCAAGCCGCGTACTGGCAGAACCAAATTAAATCATCAACATCTGACAACTGGCAGGGGTCAAGTTATGAGCGAGTTGACAAACTCTGGAAATCTTTAGAGGGTAAAAAGGCTTCAGACTTACAGGCTAGACAATCAATCAAGCCCGATGATGTACAAGGTCAACTACGGAAAACCGTAGGCAAATATCAAGACTGGCAACGTAAATATACTGTACTCAAGGAACAGGGAGAGGTAACAGGGAATGGAATTAGATCCTTAAATGATGCTCAGAAGAAATTATTAAATGAGCAAAATATTCTATTGGAACAACTTGATAGATACAATCTTGATAGCTCAAATCTAATTAGAGATAACGCAGACAACACCCTACAAATATGGGAGAAGGTCAGACAGGATGCTGGTAAACCCGTATTCTTTGATGTGAAAGGAAAAGCTATCGAGAGGGGGGAACTATTTAAACAATTAGATGAGATTGAGAATAAGTTAAAACAATCTCTGAACATGAGAGAAATCAAGATAGAACCGCTAACTTATCAAGCTGATAAAGCCTCGGCAATGATTAGAGATCGGAATATTCTTAATCAAGCCTTGACTGAATTAGAGCCTAAAATATCTGAAATTCAACAACAAATTCAACAGCTTAGTATTGCCAAGAAAGGAACTAAAAAGTTAGAGGCTCAACTGAGTAAGTTACAACTAGAAAAACAGATTAAACAACAGCAGTTAGGGGAGGTTATTCAAGATGTTAGAGACTTGAGATTACCGCCATTACAGAATGAGCAAATCCAAATCCTTAAAGGTCAGATAGTAAATACCCAGAAACAGTTAACGGGTATTCAATCTGAAATGGCAACACTGCGACGGGAAATAACCGCACTCAAAGAGCAGCCGTTAGATGGGTCGGCATCGGGCATTAAACGCCAAAATAGACTTAATGCTTTGGAGGGTAGCATCACCCGCAAGAATCAAGATTTATTTAAGGTTGTTGGGATGTTAAATAATCAGAGGGAAGAATTAGGAAAGTTGAGAGCAGGGAGTTAATGGAATAAATAGCTTAAAGTGTTTTGGTGTATAATAGAAAAGAGAAAAGCCAGAGGTTTTCTACCTTCTCCGGCTTTTCTCAAAAACGTTGTAATAATTTATTGGAAATCTATGTCTAATATAGCATTATCTGGCAATCAAGATCACAGTCAATCCAAATCCCCTTTTGACTCAATTAAGCGCGTTGACCGTGAAGGCTGCGAATACTGGTTAGCACGGGAGTTGATGAAACTTTTGGGATACGTCAAATGGCAAAGGTTTGAGAATGCCATAGAAAGGTCTAAAATCTCGCTCAAAAACTCCAATGGGAACCCAGACGAGCATTTCACCCACTTACCGGGGTTGCCTACTAGCAAAGGTCGGTTTGGGGACGATTATCAGCTTTCTCGATATGCCTGCTATCTGGTCGTAATAAGTGCCGATCCTCGTAAGATTGAAATTGCACAAGCGCAATCTTATTTTGCTGTAAAGTTAACGCTTTTTGACGGATTAATAAAACACTTTACAGGATGCAACCCTGACATATTCCCAAAAACTTCAGGATTTGAACGAGATCCGTCTGGGTTTGTCTATCTGATAGAATCGGTGGGAGTGCAACGCTACAAGATAGGCTACTCAAAAGAAGTTTACAAAAGAGCATCAAATATACAGACATCTACTCCATTTGAAATCAGAGTCCTGTACAGATATTTTTCAGTAGATGCCCCTCAGTTAGAGAGATTACTGCATGAATATCATGATGCCTACCGGATTCGTGGTGAATGGTTTGAACTGCCACTGTCAGAAGTGTCTAATTTCTTGAATGTTGCCAATGAACTTGATCAAGGTATTGAGTTGGATACGGAGTTGGAGTTGTGGGCAAATCAGAAAGGCGATCGCCAGATGATTATTGGGGAATAATTAACGATATAACCCCTAGAAATTAGGGGTTATATAATAGATATAATATTAAATAATGCTAATTAATTAAATGTTAAATCAAATTATTCATGGTGATTGTTTGGAAGTTTTAAAGGATATTCCCGACAATTATTTTGATAGTTTAATAAGCGATCCACCCGCAGGAATTAGCTTTATGTCAAAGGAATTTGACCATAACAAAGGCGGTATGCTTAACTTTATTAATTGGCTATCTGAGATAATGGCAGAATGCTTACGGGTGATGAAACCCGGAGCTTGTGGCTTGGTTTGGAGTCTCCCTAGAACATCTCACTGGACGGGTATAGCTTTGGAGTTAGCAGGGTTTAGGTTGATTGATATAATTCACCACTGCCAAGGTTCTGGTTTTCCGAAAGGTCAAGATA